CTGGAGCCTGACCACAACCAAAGAAACGCTGGATACTTCAAAGCACGGTGACACTTTCCGCAGCTTTGTTGGCAGCATGATTTCAGGCTCTGGCACCGTTGAGCTGGTTTATGATCCAGATGCAACAGGCCAAGCCGGATTCCTAGAAGACGTGCTGACGCCTGCTGATCCCGCTGACGCCACTTTCGAACTGTTTACCACTGGCACCGCTGCTGGCACTGATTCCGTCAGTTTCGCTGGCATCATTACGGATATGGAAATCAGTTCTACCGTTGGAGATCTTGTTGTTGTCAGTTGCAGCTTTGTAACTAGCGGCACAATTACCGGCAACCTTCAATAATTGAGTAGCTTGCATTATGCTTTAGGCATACATGTTTGTTCACTGAATGTCAGCGTCAAAGACTCGCACGGTTGATTTATTGGTTGGGGCATTTGACCTCAACCAACGCCGTAAGTTTGTTTTGAAAAATGCGGCAGGTGATTCTGTCGTTGACTTGTATTTCACTCCAATCACAAGAGCGGATCGCAAGATCGCCCAGTCAATGGCGCAAAGCGATGAAGCCCTAGACATCAGCACCTACATGCTTTGCCAAAAGGCAGAGCTTGAGGATGGAACCAAAGCGTTTGCCTCTGCTGATGCTCCAAAGTTGCAACGTCAGCTGCCCGAGTCAGTGTTAAATGAACTTGAGCTGTTCTTATTTGGTCTTGGGGGCGACGAGGATCTCAAAGAAGCAAAAAACGACTAGCGCAGGATAGTTGGCTCTTTTTTGAGTTTCATCTGGCCTGCGAGCTAGGGATGACAGTGAGCAGACTTCGCACGGAATTGACCGATGCGGAGTTTGTTTACTTTGCTGCTTACCACGAATTGAAGGGCGAAAAGGAAAAGGAGGTAATGGATCACGCCAAATCAAGTCGGCGGTAAGATTGGAGCAGTGCAAGGGCGGTCGTGGCAGCAACCAACATTGAGTTAATTGTTAGTGCCGTAAAGGCGCTCAACCCGCTCAGGCAGGTTGATAATGCAACCAAAAAGCTGTCACAAACCGTCAAGCGAGCACAGACCGAGCTAAATGGTCTTGCAAAGCGTGCGGTGCAAGTAGGCGGCAAAATGAAAGCGGCCTTTGCTAAGGCCCAAAAAGCAGCAGAAAAATTTCGAGCCAAACTTGGCGGACTGAAGGGCGCAATTTTAAGTCTTGGTACTGCGGCTCTCACTAAAAGGGTGATTGGGCAAGCGGCAAGCTTCGCTGAAACACAAGTCAGGCTTAAAGCACTGTCTGCTGAGTATGGAGAGTACGGTAAGATCCAGCAGCTTGTTGCGCAAAACGCTAAGACATTCAATCAATCTCAGGCTGAGTCGGCTAGTAATTTTGCAGACGTTTTCGCAAGATTAAGACCACTCGGAACTTCGCTAGAAGAGATCCAAACGGTTTATAAAGGTTTTAACGCAACAGCATTGGCTAGCGGCACATCAGCAGCGGCTGCTTCTGGTGCATTCTTGCAGCTGAGCCAAGCATTAGGAAGCGGAAGATTACAAGGGGATGAGTTCAGGTCAATCGCTGAGCAAGTGCCCGGCATCTTGAGGCTAGTTTCAGATGAAATGGGCGTTACTGTTGGAGAGCTTAAGAAGCTTGGCAGTGACGGCAAAATTACGTCAGATATTCTTATAAATGCTCTAGCAAAAGGCTTTGATTTAAATAAAGACAAAATTCAGCAGCTGTTGGATGAATCGCCCGCTCAGCAATTCAAAAAATTTAGCAATGCCACGAGCGAGCTAAGCAATGCGGTTGGCACAGAATTACTTCCGGTCGTGGTGCCAATGGTTAAGGGGCTTACGGCAATCCTTAGGGTTGTTGGCGATTTGCCGGGGCCGATTAAAACGATAGGCGCGGCCTTACTCGGTATAACGGCGTCAGTGACGGTGCTTGCTCCTCTTGTTGGTCCGCTTGCAACCGGAATCGCAGCTTTGGCGCCTGCGGCAGTAGCTGCTGGAGGCGGGGCCAAATTCTTGGCCGGAGGGGTGATAGCACTTAACGCCGCAATGGCAGCAGCTCCTTGGGTGGCGTTAGTCGCTGGGCTTGCATTCGTAGCCAAGGGCGCAATCGACGCCAAAACAAAGATCGACAGGCTAGAGGCAAGCCTTAAGGACACCTCTGGCACCGGGGAAGAATTAAAAACAAAGATGCAGGAAACTGCCGAAAAGATTGAAACACTGAAGGGGCAGCTAGACAAAGCAGGGCCAAGCGCCGCTTTTCTGCAGAAAAAAATTGATTTATTAACTGAATCCCTTAATAGAATGAAGGGCCGCTATGAGATTGAGGTTGTTCTAAGTACGTTTGGCGTAGATGTTGCTTCGCTTGAGGATGGATTTTTTGGCCCAGCGGGAGCGGCAATTAAGCCTAAGAAGAAAGAAAAACTAACAATTAAGCCCCCGACCAGCATAAAGCCCCCGACCAGCAAAAATCCCAAAGAAGACCCTGCTGTCATGGCTCGCAAAAACGCTCTTGTTGAGTTGCAGGCGATAAGAGACAAGGTGGATCTGGCTCAAACGCGTACTGATCAAGAAACAAGAATGGTTGCATTGCAGCAAAGAATTAGAGACATAGACGCAAGCCGCAGCTTGATTGGAGACGACTTAGCTGATCAGCAAATTCAGGCAGAAAGAGGTCTGTTCACGACGTTGGAAATTAAAGAGCATCTTGCGGCACAAGATGCAAAAGCCCTTAAGGATCAAGAGGAATTGGCTAAGGCGCAGGCTGATGCCACAGCGGCAGCGGCAAAAGCTGCAGAAAAGCTAGACAAAGTTTATGAGTCAATTGGCGACACAATCACAACAGGCGTTGTTGATAGTTTGACCGCTGCCGTAGAGGGCACCAAGTCGCTAGCAGAGGTTGCCTCAAACACTCTTAGAAGCCTTGCTAACACTATGTTGAAATTCGGCTTGAACAGCTTCTTTAGCGGTTTGGGCAATGACAGTGGCACTGGCATTGGCGGCTTCATTGGCAAGCTTTTCCCTAAAGCCAATGGCGGCAGCGTAATGAGTAGCGGCTCTTATCTGGTCGGCGAACGCGGGCCCGAGCTTTTCACTCCAGGCCGCAGTGGCAGCATCGCGCCGAACAACAGCTTGGGTGGCTCTAACGTAACGGTGAACGTCGATGCTTCTGGCTCTAATGTTGAAGGCGATGCTGAGCAGTCCAAACAGCTTGGCAAGGCAATTGGCATTGCTGTTCAGCAAGAGCTGATCAAACAACAACGACCCGGAGGCTTGCTCGGTTAATGGCTACTTTCCCCAGCATCAGTCCTGACTACGGAGCGCAAAAAGCTAGTGAACCTAAGGTTCGCAAAGTCCAATTTGGTGATGGCTACGAACAGCGTCTGACCTATGGGCTACACCAAAACGCAAAGATTTGGACCTTGGCCTTCTCAAACATTACTGAGACACAATCAGACGAGATTGAGACATTCCTAGATGCACGCGCATTAGACAACGCGTCGTTTGATTGGACGCCTCCAGGCTCTTCAACAGCTTATAAATGGGTCTGTGAATCGTGGGTTAAAAGCATTCCCTACGCTAACCGCGCCACGATCAACGCTACGTTCCGTGAGGTCTTTGAGCCCTGATGGCTATTCCAGTATCTGAGCTTCAGAAGATTAATCCCGGCAGCGTTATTGAGCTGTTTGAGCTTGAGACGACTGCGGCATTACATGGCACAGATTTTACTTATAGGTTTCACGCCGGTATCAATGATGTCGGAACGGGCGCTCAAAAAGTAATTTGGAATAGCAACGAGTATTCAATTCTGCCAATAGAGGCTGACGGGTTTGAGTACAGCGCAGAAAGTAGCAGCTTGCCCCGACCTACTTTGACGGTGGCAAACCTGCTCGGAAGTATTACGGCAATTTTGCTTGAGGTGAACACGACAACACCAGGCAACGATTTGACGGGTGCAAAATTTACACGCATCCGCACGTTGGCACGGTATATCGACGCTGCAAACTTTGAAGGAGGAAGCAATCCGTTTGGAACGCCAGACCCTAGCCAAGAGTTCCCTCAAGAGATTTACTACGTTGCGCGAAAGGTTTCTGAGACTAGAGATGTTGTTCAGTTTGAGCTTGCAGCTGTATTTGATTTAGCCGGTGTTCGGGCTCCAAAAAGGCATTGCAGTCAAAACCTTTGCCCATGGATTTATAGAGGCTCAGAATGCACGTATTCCGGGTCGGCAAAATTTGATGAAAACAATAATCCGGTCGATCAATCTTCGGAAGACGTATGCGGCAAAAAGCTAAGTAGCTGTGAGATTCGTTTTGGCGCTGACAATGAGTTACCTTTTGGCGGTTACCCTGGTTTAGGAACGTTTGTTGTATGAAGGCAACCGCAAGAGCTAAGGCACTGGAGCACGCAAAGGCTGAAGATCCATGTGAAGCGTGTGGCTTGCTGGTCATCATCAAAGGTCGTGAGAAGTATTGGCCTTGTAAAAACCTTGCAGAGACAAACGAGTTTTTCATCCTTGATCCTGCTGATTACGCAAGCGCAGAAGACAAAGGCGAGATTGCAGCAGTAATCCACAGCCATCCTGTGACGCCTCCAGTACCAAGCGAAGCGGATCGTGTTGCGTGCGAAAAGTCTGGTTTGCCTTGGTATATCGTCAACCCAAAGCTAGAAACCTGGGGCGAATGCCAGCCTGATGGCTACGTTGCGCCGTTGATCGGTAGGTCTTGGGTTTGGGGCGTTAGCGATTGTTGGACACTGGTCCGCGATTGGTACGCAGAACAGGGCTTGGCTTTGCCTGATTGGGATCGCCCCACAACCCCAGACGAGTTCAACGAAAATCCAATGTTTGATGACTGCTGGAAGAATGCAGGCTTCTACGAGGTGGACATTGCTGAGATGCAGGCTGGTGACTCAATGCTGATGGCTATTGATTCAAACAAGCTCAATCATGTTGCTGTTTACATTGGCGATCAAACCGTGTTGCATCACTTGAGGGGACGCCTGTCAAGCCGTGACTTATTGGGCGAATGGCTACTAAAATGCACAGGACGGGTGTTAAGGCATGGAACGAGAAGTTAGGCTCTACGGTTCACTTGCCAAATTTATTGGCCAGCGAAGCTTTATGGCTGAGGTAAGCAATGCTGCCGAAGCTTTAAGGATGTTGATTTATCAGTTTCCAGGGCTTGAGCAGCATATGGCTGATCAGCATTACAAAGTGATTGTTGATGGTTATGAATCAAATTTAGAAGAGCTGCACAGCCCAGCCAGTCAAACGATCAAGTTTGTGCCTGTCATTGGTGGCGCGGGTGGTGGTGGTATCGGCAAAATTATTGCTGGTGTCGCGATAATTGCGTTTGCAGTTGTAACCGCTGGCGCAGGACTGATTGCTGGTGTTGGTCTGGGATTTGGACTAAGTACTGCTGTTTCAATTGGCGCAGTCGGT